GGGCGCGAGCGCGCGATTTTTTGGGGTTTGTGTTGGCTCGCGGTTTGTGTGGGCTGACTATCTGGGGGCGGTATCGGCTGAGCGTGTGTGTGTACGATTATCGTACGGGCTGAGCGTGAAATTAGGGGGGAGACGCGTACCGTTTGGATTTGACTTAGGGGGGGCGATCTGGGAGAATTCTCTTAGTGGTTGAGGCATCGGGTCTTAACCCTAATCAAGGAGAAAGAATATGTCAGCATCAAAGGTATCTAAGAAGTCAGCACCAAAGGCAGAAAAGAACGAGGCAATTCATGACGCGAACGCGACTCTCGTAGCGCTCGGCGTTGATCTAATCAAGAACGAGTTAGGCTCTGAAATTGCGATTTATGAGCAACTGGTCTCCGATCTTAATCTGGGCAAGTTATCCGTTCGCGGTGCAAAGGCTACGATCGGCGCAATTAACGCCGAGGCTGGCGCGCTTCCTTCGATCGCGGTTACATCTTGCCAGTACCTCATGGTTTCCAATGTTGTCCGCAATTTGGAAGGTGGCAAGGCTGAGCCAATTAAGGACATCATCAACCTAACTATCCAAGGCACTCGCAAACTGGGCGCAGATGATTTCAATAGCGCGATCAAGAAGGCGAGCAATTACTCCGCGCTGGCTAAGGTCGTAGAAAAGGCGCCTAAGAAGGAGAACGCCAAGGGCGCTAAGACCGTAGATCAAGCCATGAGCCAATTCATCAAGGCTATGGAGAACATCACCGACATCAAGCCAAAGGAGACCGACACCGCGCGCGACTTCCTTGCACTGGCTGGCGCGATCCAAACCGCTATTCGAAGCGCTCACCCAGTGAACGCCAAGAAAACCGCCTAACCAGTAACGAGATCACCCTCTCACCCTTCGGGGTGGGGGGGTTTTCTCATGCCCAGATTTTCCGGACTTTCGCGCGTACGATTTTCGTACGGCGCGGAAAGTTTGTGTCCGACACTTTGTGTCGGGCGAGTTTGTGTTGGCTAGGTCGGGAGATAGAAATAGTCGCGCTACGAACTGCGTACGATAGTCGTACGGCGGGAAGGTTTGTGTTGGCGTGGGCGTATCGGTAGCCGTTGTCGCTCGGTGGTCGTACCCTGATTTCATTTGACTTAGCCGCCCCTATGCCGTATTCTTATGGAGTGGGTATAACTATACCTACTCGCTGTACGATAATCGTACGGCAACTACTGAAAGGTAAATACATGGTAACTCTACTAATGAGCGACATAGTGGCTATCACTATCGCGCTCACAGTTTCGGTCGGATTAGTAATATCAACCGCCGTTGCTAACCACCGTCTCACCGAGAAGGTAATCCAACTCCGCAAGCAGTTGCACTCTAAGGAGTCGCTATGATCTGCGACATCATTGAGCGCGTCAATATCAAGAAGGTGGATAAGTGCCTAGACAGCGATCTACACTTAGACCCTAGTTACATCACTATGCACCCAAACGCTGAACGCATGTATTGCCATATCTGGCATGTCCGAGGTCCAAATTACAACCATGCGTTCTACATCACAGACATGATCTGCGAGATGGCACTTCACCCAACCCATGCCAAGCGTCTCTGGTCTGAAATGCTGCGCACTCTAAAGAGAGGCAAAAGATAATGCCTAGTTATCGTCTCGGCGGTATCAAGGCTAATCACTATCAGAAGCAGGAGTTCATTTACGATATCCTGCAAGCAGGGGCATGTTATGATGTAATCATAGCCCATGCCTTGTCGTTCCTTACATGGCGCGAAGTCCAAGAGATCGGATACCGCGCTACTACTCACCTAAAGAGATCAGATGATGCGTACGATAATCGTACAGAACAAGGAGAAGCAGATGCCTAATAACGATACTGTGTTCAGCCCTAGCAACACTTGGGCTTTCATAGAAACTGGAGTGTGCGGTAGATGCCAGAAGCCACGCCACCTATACGCTAACTCAATGGTTCACAACTTCATAGGTTGTGGATACTGCGTACTTCAGAAGTTCCAAGACTCTTTGCGAGCCGTATCAGAATTAACTGGGCTTAGCGAAGAGTGGCAGGCTAAATATGATGTGATGTATGCCGAGTCTCAGCATATGCGGAATATGAGAGAAGCAATAACTCTGCCTGTGTTTGATGAGGATAACTGCCATGTCTGCTATCACCCTTTCGGTGAGGCTAGTTACCGTAAGTTGCAAGCGCTAGACGGAGAGGGCAACACTATCCAAGCCCATGCTATCTGCACTACATCTTGCGATAAATGCACCGTTACGCATGCTTCGTACGATTACCAAGCAAGCCGAGACGGATTAACCTTCACAGACTTTGATAAGTATCTGGGAGAAGTTATCTGTCCGACATGCGTGATCGAAGTGAAGCAAGAGTACGGCGAAGCCGCTTTCTTCTACTGCGACCAGTGCTGTTCGTACGAGTTAAACGCAGACTCTCGTACCTTTAACGGTAGTCGCTACTGTTATCGTTGCTATGAGAACAATGTCTATGAGTGTTCCGACTGCAATACGGAATACTGGGATGGCAATAGCCATGACTGCGAGGAGGATATTAGTAGCCAACTTATCCACGAGTACAGTTATCGCCCACGCCCACACTTCTTCGGTGAGGGTAAGTATCACTTCGGCTTCGAGTTAGAAGTTGAGTCCGAGGGTAATAGTCGTAAGGCAGGTGCTTCGTATGTGATAGATAAACTTAGCCCACGCGTGTACCTTAAAAATGACGGCTCACTGGAAGAAGGGTTCGAGATCGTGTCGCACCCGCATACTCTGGAGGAGTTGCAAAAGAAGTTTGATTGGGAAACCTTGGTTGGTCTGCGTAAGCAGGGCTTCCGTTCATGGCATACCAATACCTGCGGTCTGCATGTACATGTGAGCCGTACTGCCTTCGGTGAGGTAAGCACTAGGTCAGATATAAATAAGACGCAAGCCCACGAGTTGCGCTTTATTAAACTGATCTATGATAACCAACGCCAGATCGAACGCCTAGCAGGGCGCTCATCTAGTTATGCCAAGTTTAACGATAAGGGTAGCCTTGCTAACCGCGTTAAATACGGGCATCAAGATGATCGGTACGAGGCGGTCAATAGTCAGAACGAGAAAACGCTGGAAGTCCGAGTCTTTCGAGGCTCGCTAAAACCTGCGCGTGTGCTGTCTGCTGTTGAGTTGGTTCACGCTTCCGTTGAGTACACGCGTGATCTAAAAGTAACTGGCAGTAATAGCGCCCTAAAATGGATTCACTTCGTACGCTTCGTAGCCGACCAAGCGGAGACATATCCTAACCTAGTCAATGCTATCCAAAGCACCTTCGATAATGATACGCCCGCCCAAGAGATCGACTAACCGTACGATAATCGTACAGAAAAGAGTAATGCTATGTGTATGCTATGTGTAATCCCGCCTAATGTAATACCCACACGAGACAAGTTAGAAAACTCTGCTCTCAATAATCCAGACGGCTTCGGCTTCGCTATCGTTATCCCTAGCGAAAACCGTATCCATGTAGAACGCACCATGAACGCAGATGCTTCGATCTCACGCTTCCTAGAGATGCGAGAGAAGTATCCAGAAGGCTATGCTACATGGCATGCCCGATACGCTACTCATGGTTCGACCACCGTAGATAACTGCCACCCTTTCCAAGTTGGAATAGGTAACACGCAGACTTATCTAGCCCATAACGGTATCTTGCCAGTGCTTGAGCCAGTAGGTGATACTCGTAGCGATACGCGTATCTTCGCTGAGGATATCTTGCCTGCTATCGGTGGCGTAACTGCCCTAGATAACGAGCAGGTCTGGAATATCTTAGAGGACTTCACGCAAGGCTCTAAGGTTGTAATCCTTACCGTTGATCCACGCGCTAAGCACCAGTGCTATCTACTGCACGAGAACAAGGGTTGGAAGGATAGTAGCGGTGTTTGGTGGTCTAACCAGAGTTGCTATCTATCAACCCCTTCATTTGGCTTTGCTAGTCCGTACTCCTACGGACTTAAAGATGATAAGGCTGAGAAGTGGGTAGATTGCGAAACTTGCGAGTCCTTCTTCGAGGTTTCTCAGATGATAGACGGCTATTGCAAGCAGTGTGGTACTTGCGTGGACTGCAAAACCTATGTAACCGAGTGCCTATGCTATAAGGGTTCAAGTTACGATAAGAAAAAAGCAGAGGATAAAGTATGGGATGCATGGACAAGCCAGTTTCCTGATGCAGGTGGGGGGTGGCGTACCTATGAGTAAGCCTCATGTACCAGTGCCACCTACTCCGTACTACTACGGCGTACGCGCAGAGTTATTCCTACATGACGCTGAACAGGCGCTTCGTGAAGGAAGGTCGCAAGACCATGCAAAACTGATGGTGCGAGCCACGCACTATCAAGAGTTGGCAGGACAACTGCCGACTATGTACGATAATCGTACAGAGGAAGGGATAAATGGATAAATACAAATCGTGTAAGTGTTATGCATGCAGGGTGCTAATCCAAGTGCCTGTGCATGATTACGCTGAGCGAAACTACTGCCACAGTTGTGCTATGGCAAAGATCGGTGCGTTAAGTATGGCAGATGCCAGAGGGGGAGTAGACCAGTATGAGTAATCATCATGTCGCTTTCTTTAAGGAACAAGCCTTATGCGCGTCTAGTGATCCAGACTTATGGTTCCCTGAACGCAGATACGCAACCGACTCTTATCACTATCGCACCGAGGAGTCTATGCAGGCGCGCGCCATATGTGGCGTGTGTCCTGCTAAGCCAGAATGTTTAGAGTATGCACTTAGGTACTCTGGGCTACATGGTATCTGGGCAGGTCTAGACCCCACTGAACGCTCTAAGTTGCAAGACGGTAAGAGTGTTATTCCGTTTCACACTACACTACCTATGTCTCATCAGGGCTGGGTTGAGGGTGTGAAGTTGGAGGAGAGTCTATGATAGAAGATGACGATTACAAGTTAGAGAGCGTTACCGAGCAGTTGATATTCATACTGTGGCTATCCGTTGGGGTGGTCTCAAGTGTGTGTTTTATACTTGCTTTAGCGCTTTAGTTAGGTTATACTAAGAAGGTGGGTGGCTACCTGCCCGATGCTCGTAGCCACCTACCTACTGTACGATAATCGTACACTAGCGAAAGGATAAGCATGACCACAACAGTGGAAGTACATCGCAAGAGCGACTCTATGATGCAGTTAGGTTGGATAACTATTACCAATGCGCCAGAAGGAGATACCGCCGTCTACGGTATTTTCCCTGCGTTAGAGGAAGCAATATCTCATGGTGATAAGTTAGTCAATGCTAATGTAGTGCCGATCTATGCACCAACACTGCACTAATGAAATGTCCTAATTGTAAAACGCGCATACCTAAAGAGGATACAACTCTAGAAGGCTTCCCCGTATGTATGGAGTGCTTCTGGATATCTCACCTAAGAATAGCAACTGTACGATAATCGTACACGCCCCTTACCTTAATTGGTAGGGGGCTTTTTCTTTGCCTTTTTTAGCCAGTGTTCGCCTGTCTTATGCTGGCAAAAACAACCGACAATACAATTCTGGTGCAGCATAATAGCGATAGCGAAATCTCCAGTGGAGTTGGCTAAGCCTGCTGACTTACATGGTGTGCAGATCATGCGTTATCTATTCCTTGCGCTTGGAACGGGGTAACGCGCTTGCTACGGCGCTCAGCGCGGTTGGCGGCAGCGCGAACAGGGGTCTGAGCAGGAGTTTGTGTTGGAGAGACCTCGCCGCTCTGCGATTCAGACCTAGCCGCTGTGTCATTAAAGATAGGAGAGTTGGCAACAGCGTTGCAATACTGTTCAAAGTAATCTACAAAGATATATATCTGAGCAGAAAGACTTTCTATTACACCCTTGATCTGTTCGAGCGATTTAACAAACTCAGGATCTTGGGCGTCAGTCCAAGTCTTGTCCGCTAACTTCGTCTCCAACCATTGAAATATCTGCGGTGTCTGGCTCAAGTTCTCTTGCATTGGCTTCCTCTTCCGTGTAGTCCCGTTCCCTGCGTGGCTTACTACCACCAAGAATATTTATTAAGTTGTTCACTGATCTATTAACTCGCATACGTGCTGCATCTTCTGAGATGCCTAACTCATTAGCAAATGTCTTGTTATCACATCCATCGCCGAAACGAAGATACAACATACTCATCTGCTTCTCATCTAACTTAGCAAACCCACGCTGTATGTCTGCGACCATAGCGAACCAGTTGCCACCTTCGGAGGCTACCTTCTTGCCAGTAATATACCCTAAGTCTTGAATAGATGGTGCTACAAGATCACCCCTGATAACAGAAGGTAATAGTGCTTCGATCAGTTCTCTGTCGTAGTAGTAGTTGTCCTCTACGCGATAGCCCACAGCCTGAGCCTTCTGCTTCTGGCAGTAGTCCTTAGCCGCGTTACGCAACGATCTAGCAATCAACTTAATAGACTGCTTGCCGTCTAATGCTTCCCATGTCTTTACCTTGTTAGGGTGTTCCAAGAACCATATCCATAGTTCCTGTCGCACATCATCGGCATCAACCATGTGAAACTTACGGCTAAACTCATAGGCGATATGCGCTACAAGTTGATCGTATTTGTCTGTATCTACTACCACTTAAATGTTTTTCCATCCACAGTAAATGAATTGTTAATGATAGGAACTAACTGTGGTGTAACGTTCTTACCGTCTACATGCAAGATACCAAAGCCCTGTTGCCAAGTGAACAACCCTGCCTTGATATATTTTGCATTACGGTAATCCATAAGATTACCAAGTTCCATACCCCAAATAGTTTTAGGCTTACCACCACGATATGTTTGAGTCTGATGTGTGAGACCCATGCGATGCGTGTGACCACACACTACGGACATACCTGAGCGTTTTGCTAAACCCAATGCAGTAGCGCCAGCCGTAGGCTGTACGTTTCCTTCATCACCATGCATAAGCAACCAGCCTGGGGCTAGTTCGTATGGGTCAGAATGATATTGAATCTCAAGTTCTTTAAGTCCAAGAAAGTTTTCTAATTGCAACTCAGGCAAACCAAGAAGTCCTGGCGCTCTCATAGCAACTGTTGTGAACAATCGATCCGTATGATTACTACGCACCATATGCTCAACGGTTAAGTCATACAAGACTTGACGAGTAAGATCACGGTCACGACCAATAGATCGTTCGAACTCTAGTTCAGTACCCTTACTCCATTTTGAAATAGTCTGCATATCCATTTCGTCACCACAGGATACGACTGTCTCTGGTTGATACCATTGAATGAACTTCGCCACTGCCTTCGTGGCTTCTACATCGTGATATGGGACTTGAAGATCAGAAATACAGACTATGTTTTTCACTTTTTCTTGGCTCGTCTCTTATTTTCTAAGCCTACGTTTTTCTTCTTTGACAGGATGCGTAGGTTAGATATCCCATCTCGACCAGCACGACCACCATTATCAATGTGATCTACTTCCTGATTACGCTTTAGTTTCTTTCCTGTAGCGCGCTTAAAATCCAAGCGAGCCTTATTTGTAGATGTAGTTTCAGTAGTGCCATCTTTTTTCTTACGCTTGATAACGTAGATTGGGCGTCCACCATTTTGTTTGCTTCCTTTGTAAGGGCCGAATATTTTCATTTGTATGCTCCTGTTTTTTCTTCTGCTAATTCTTTTGCCATGCCATTGTTATAAAAATCTATAATAATATCATCTAATTCATGCGTATCTAATACATACCAATCGGAGTTACCATTTAGCCATAAATGTGTATGGTAGGAACCTCTCATAATCCACTCAAAAGGTTTTGCTAATAGTGGTCTTGGTTTAGGATAGAATTTTAGTTTATTCATCAGGCCATTGTCCTTTCAGTACCATTAGTCCGATTATAGCATAGTTTGCAAGGTCGGCGTAGGAGTCTTGTAGTGACTCGTTCTCTGCGTCCTTACCACTTTCGAGTAGGTGATTGATACGTGCGATCTTGTCCCACATTCTGACCCTAAGCCCGTTGAGGGGGCCTCCTGGGCTTTGAGAGATATTCTTTGGGCCGTAATCGTTATGCTTTCTGAGCAGTAAGTTAGTAAGTTCATCGACGTTGCTCCACAAGTCTAGTTCGAATTTGGTTGGATCTTCTATCGTTTCCGCTTTACTCATTGTCTTTGAGGAGCCTTTCTGCGCCGTTGATTATGTCTTTCATCTCTGAGGCTACGACAGCCTCTTCAATGTAATCTTCTAGTTCATCATCAGATGCATTGACCATAAGGGTTGTAGCGCTCTGTACATGGTCAAAAATGCCGTCTAAATCGCCTTGATCTACAAGTTCATTAAGGATCTTTAAGAAGGTAAATAGATCAAATGAGTAGCGCTTGTTAAGTTTTACTTCCCAACCGAACTCAACACCACAATGGTCAAGAAATTCAAATACATTACAGGTGGTGAAGTCGCAATCGTCCTGACAACTAAAGTGTCCGTCAACTGGCATTAACATTATGCACCTTCTATCTTAGTTCTAAAGTAATCCGCACCATGTGTGCGGTACATAGAATTAACATCTTCTCCCTCAGGCATCTGTACTACAGTCAGATTAGGTAGTTCTCTAGCAAGAGTCTTACCAAATTCTGTTCCAGCGTTATCGCCGTCTGCGAATAAGAATACCTTATCAAAGTCGGCTAGGAGCCTTGAGTAGTGCTTCTTCCAGTTGTTGACTCCTGGGACTCCCACCGCAGGTATACCGCAAGTGACATCGAGTGTGATCGTATCAATTTCGCCTTCGCATATACATATATATGACGATGCTTTGAAGAAGGCACTGACATTATAGAGATGCGTGGTAGCACCCGATAGACCCATGTACTTTGGCTCGGATAAATCCATTGACCTGAATCTAAGGTCAACCACCCCCGAACGCGTAATATATGGAATCGCCAAGCGATTCGTATAGGCTTCATGACCCGTTAGTGGCTCGAGCACGACGCCCAAGCGAACTTTCTGTGCTTGTTCCAGAGTTATTCCCCGTTCTGCGAGGTAATCCTCCGCTTCGTGTAGAGCGCTGTGGTAGTACTTCGCCGCGCGCGTCAAGTATTCTCTGTGCGATGCTGACTGCTTCACGAAATTGAACTCCTTCTTTGTTCATAATAATAGCATACCCGTCGCCTTTCATCTGGCAAGCGTGGCAGCAAAATGCTCCATCATCAGTGTTAGCAGATGCAGATGCATGGCTATCATCATGGAATGGACACTTCATGGAGAACCAACCACGACGGGTCGGAACCCGAGCACCGTAGTACTCGAGAACCGCCGTCATGCTTGGCTTACCATATTTCATTTATCAATAGCCTTCTTTAATAGTTCTAACCAAACTGATACAGGCATACTAGCATACCAATCGGCAGGCGAGCCTTTACCTTTTCGTTTATGAATAACAACACCAGTCCAAGCCTTTGCATGCTTAGTCTCTAGTATCATCTCTTCAATCCAACCAGATAGAACCATTTTGGCGTGATCTTTAACTTCTATGCAGACACCATTGACTCCAGCGATGTCGCCCTTATCTTCCTGCGCCCCTGCTAAACGCCTTTCAGCGTATGGGAAACCGTTCTCAATCAGATAAGTAACAACATCACGTTCGGCTTTGGAGCCTTTGGCTTTCGCTGCATTAGACAATTAATACCACCCATTTGCATTGTGAAACGCGAGTGCTCTTGAAGGAGAGCCGTATCGCGCCTTGATATATTTCAATCCTAAATCAATTTGCTTAGTTTGCGGAGTGTCCTCAGGCATCTTCAGCATCTGGGGAATGCCGTATGCGCTAGATCGTGGGTTATTTGCCGTATGATCCCAACGAGACTCTTTACTCCACAACTTGTAGAGTGCTTTCCACTCATAGTTGCTTTGGTATATAGCAAGAACTTTCCCTCTCGCTACCTGTTTTGCCATTTTCTTCATATACGAAATACTCGGTTCGCATGGTGGAACCATCTCGATCTTCTGTGTATGAGTCTTGGTAAGTATCGCAGCCGCAGCGTGAGGCAAAGTTCCCACAAAGACTACAGCAGACATTATCCAAGCGTATATTTTCAGTCGTTTCATTTTTACTCCTCAATCGGTGCGGTTGCCCGTGTTCCACAGTCAACACACTCCATATCTCTGAAATACATTCCGATAGTACCATCCTCATCGAACGATACCTTTAGATTCCAAACGAAACATCCACAGATGCATACCGAGGTAGGTTCACCACGGATATCCATCGCCCTTGTATAATCTGGGTATAGGTCATTGATGTCTTTCATCATACCCTCTCAGGTATATCCGAAACGTCCATCATTTCTGGATTGAACTGCAACCAAAAAGCCGTATCCCCTGTTGGATCTGCCTTACCGTATCTGTTCTTCACTGGTGCTACGGCGATAAAGCCAGGAGCATTAGATCCGACAGTACAGATAAGAGCAGGCAACTGCGCCACCATGCCCTGCAAAGCAGAACGTGGTTGGCACGGATTCCCCAGATACGACTCTTTGGTGTGGTGCAGTAACAATACAGCAGCGTTGGTATCTCTTGCGAGATATTTCAACTCTTTAATTGTGGAACGCATAGCAGCAAACTCTTCCCCTCCATCATTGGCGATATCCATAAGGTTATCAACAACGATGAGAGTCGGCGCACACCCCCACAATTCTTCGAATGCTTCTACCTCTTGGTCAAGATCGGACAGCGTTGGCGCTGACTCAAATGACCAGAAGATATGACCCGAAGAATTATTTATGATTTTTCTTGAGTTCTCAACATCATCAACTAAAAGCATCTCTGCTTCACTTTGAGGCTTGTTGATTATCATTGATAGCAGACGCATAGCCATTGTGTGGGCGTTTGTGTCGGCTGAGATATACAGAGTTGGAACCTTAGCCCGTAAAGCAATCGCAAGTGCCAGCGTAGATTTACCTGCGCCTGGAGTTCCTGCAATCATCGATATTTCAGATCGCCGAATAACGACCTTGTTTGCATCAAAAGTGCGGAACACTGACGGCAAAGGTTCGCCACCAATATCAACACTGCCTACTGCTCGGGCTAGAGTTCTCATCGTCTATGCATCTCCAATACGAATATGATTGCTAGTGCTACGAATAGCCCTGTAAGGGCTGCCCCCATTTAGAAAGAAGCCCATTCTGGATCGTTGCGACGAACCCATACAGGCTCGCACTGATCTGGAGTTCCCTTAGGTGAAGGACACATAAATGCCTTCCATGGCCCCTTAGCCCCAGCGCCTGTGCGCTTAGACATTAGACCGTGAGAGCAGGATCGTGAAGTTGGCGCACCTGTGTTACTCGCTCCACCTGTCACTGGATGTGCAGTGTGGATGATGCTTGCTCCAAGTCCTTCTCGGATATTCTGTACTGCTTGAACACCATTAGAAGGTGCTCCGATTAGTGATGATGCCATCTCCTTCAAGAGGTCTTGCGACTCCTCGATACCTACGGCACTCTCTAGTGCTTCACAGAAACCAGCAAAGGTCTCTGAGGCTACCACGAAAATACGTCCATCGGGTAGTTTACTGCTGACTTGGAAGTTACCAGTCATTTGTTTCTCCTATCGTTGTGTGGTTAAAAACTTGCAGTGGGATATTACACCACATCTGCCACAATTATTAAGGTTAGGCAAGAAGATAGTTTCCTTGCGCGCCTTATCGAAGGTATTGAGTATATCTTCAATGCGATCTTCATGCAGGTTATCTAGACTCCACTGAGTTACATGTCCTGTACGCGCATCCCAGAAGCCAGCACGATCTACGATCACGCCGTGTTTCTTCAAAGCCCATGCATAGACGGCTAATTGTAGTGGGTGTCGCTGACTAGATGCACCTGTCTTGATATCAAGCAGGACTAACTTGCCCTCAAAGTCAACCATTACACGGTCAATAGCCATCTTGACTACGGTATCCTCGATAGGGATCTCGTATTCCTTTTCGACAAAATCTTTATAGACAGACCAGCCAGAGTTACGGAACTTAATCCAACGCTCTAGCATCCAAATGCCTTCGCCGTACCACCACGACATATCCTCACGCTTGGCAAACTGCCACTCGCTCATATCGCCATTGGCTTCTTCATCTTCTTTAACTTGTTGGAACCAGACATTGTTCCAGATAGTTTCTAGATCGCCACCTTCTAAGTCATAGACTTCGGTAGCCTTGTGGACGGCAGAGCCACCTGTAAACCAGACGGCATGACCTTCTGTGTGCTTCTCGACTTTGGTTAGATAATACTTCCAACCGCACTCTTGATAGGTGGATAGGGACGAGTAAGAGATGTGTTCAGGTAATGAGTTCATAGGGAGAGTGTAACACACCCCAGACTAGGGGGAGACCCGACGACACGGGTTTCTAAAAATCTGCCCGAATCCGGATTTTAAGAAACGCCCCCCTACCCCCCAAAAAAAATTTGGTGGTTCAGGGGAGCGATGCTGTATTCAGGCATTTGCCGTCATCCATCATTTGAAGTTTCCGCCCCACGGCTTTCACCGCACATCGGACTATACACCTATGTTATGATCGGCGCATGACAACTAAACTAAAAACATCACCCGAAGTATGTGCCACCAAAAGGCGCTGGGCTTGCAAGTCCCACGCCAAGTCATTTCTGAAAAAACATAAATGGCTACAGCAACACCCATACGTTTGTAATCAGTGTGGGTTTATCCATCTAACATCTTACACAAGGGACATGACCAAATGAAAATGGCCTGCGAATTATGCGATACTTGGACAGATCACACTACCTGTGAGGTCTGTGACGAAACCAGTTACTGTGAACAATGTCTATCATGTTGGGAGCCTCACTCAGTGGTTGAAATCGAGAAATGCTTTACTTGCGATAAAATAATTAATACCGAAGCAGACGCCTTCACTATCATAGATGATGCGACTTATCAGTGCTGGGACTGCTATTGCTTCCCACCAGGGAGATAGCCATGCCTACCTACGAGTACAAGTGCAATAAATGCGAACACCTGTTCGAAACGATCCGCTCCTACCGCGAGCGCGAGACTGAGATTGATTGCCCCAAGTGTGGACTAGCCTCTACCAGAGTCTATTCAGCACCTGCGGTGGTCTTTAAGGGAACGGGCTTTTACTCTACGGGTGGGTAAAAGACAAAAAATCCCCCTATCCTGAGTATTTCTACTTAGGTAGGGGGTTTCCTTGTCTCTACGGGGCTGCTAGGGTGCTTAAACGGGCTGTTTAGGCCTTGCTTCCGCGCCCAAATTCCTTGGCCTTAGGGTCTAAAGACTTCCAGAGGGGTGCTATAAAGGCAGAGGCAAAAGCGTAAGCCAATGTCTTAGGATCTGTCACGCCTGCTGCATAAAGAGCCACCACTGATGGCACTGCTGCACGTGCGTAGGTTGTTGCTACTGCGATTAGTTTATCTGTATTCATTGTTTCTCCTTAGGACTTGAACACTGGCTTGCCGAAGCCAACCACTGTTACTGCTTGTGACTTGCGTAACTTAGAACCATTCTTCTTCTTGAAGGCGCGTACCTTGAGGCAGACCTGACCGCCGTTGCGCTGGTCGCCCTTCTTATCTGGGGCAGTATTGCCTTCGATGCAGGTAACTGTTCCGTCTCCGTTGTCCTTGACTACGATACCAATATGTGAGATGCGATCTACACCATCGTTAGGGAAGTCAAAGAATGCGATGTCTCCTGGAAGTGGCTGTGCAGTATCGCTAGCCTTTTCCCATTGACCCTTCTTTTCAAATGCTTTAGCGCCAACAACTGTTGATACACAGTTAGGGATCTTTAGACCCACTTCATTAGCGCACCAGTTGACGAAGGAGCCACACCAAGGCAGGAAGTTAGCCTTAGTAAAGGCTCCATACTTGGTCTCGTTGTCCTTTGGGCCTTCAATGTAGCCCATCTCACCACGAGCAGTGGCAATAAAGTTCATGCGTTGTCCCATTACTCACTCGCTTTCTTGTCAACCTTAGCAAAGGCTGCGTTGATTTCTTCTGATGATAGGCTGCCGTCTGCTAGATAGAAACGGGCAAGTGCTTCAAGCACTCGTGCTGCGCCTAGCGCACCAGCCAGAGTTGCTGCCTGCCATACTTCAATACCGACTAGAGAGCCAGCGCCAATAACTCCGAGTGCTTCAGCAGCAATAACTGCAAAGATTCTCATCATTACATTTTTTAGTGTGTCCATTATTCGTCCTTTGGGTTTCTAAGTGGGTAAGTAACTGCCCACGCGAATAGGGTTGCAAAAATAGCAACGCCTACAACTTGCTTGGCTGAACCATCAAGGACTACCCAGGCAATAAACATGCCTAGCAGTGTCCAGAGTTGTTCGACCATATCTTTTAATATCTTCATGGTTTTCTCCTATATGCTCCTGCTGCACCTGCTGCCGCTGATACCGCAGCCTGTCCAGCGATAACTGCTGCAACGATTGTCTGTTCTGATTCTCTTCGTTCTTCATCAGACATGTCTGCACCAATGCTGCCAATGGCAAGCAAGGCTTGAGCAGGATCTGTGAAGATCGCGTTGATAAGTTCTGCAGGGCTTTCGAGCACTAGAAGTGCTGCTGCTACCTCTGCTGTGATGACTACTTCGTTACCTTCGTCATCTGTGCGTACCTCAACAGGAGTTTCTGGAGGTAGGTCTGAATATGTGAGTCCAGCATCTGCGATTGCTGCTGCTGTTACTGGTGCATCACCTGCTGCTTCAATAATTGCTTCTGCAACTGCAGCCTTTTCTTCCTCTGTTGCGTTTTCATCTGCTACCATAGGAGGCTCTGGCGCTAATTCTGGCGCAGGTTCTTCTTCAATAGGAGGTTCAGGTGCAAGTTCAGGAATTAATTCAGGCTCTGGAGCAGGCTCAGGAGCGACTTCGGGTTCTGGCTCAGGAGCAGGTTCAGGTTCTGGGTCTGGCAGTGGCTCAGGTTCAGGAATGGGATCAGGCTCGGGCGCAGGCTCTGGGCTGGGATCTTCAACAGGAACGGGTTCAATGGCAGGTTCGGGAGCAGGCTCAGGTTCAGGCTCTGTTACAGGATCGAGTATCGGAGTGGGCTGCGGGTCAGGGGCAGGTGCTGGTGGATCAGGAGTTACCACAGGCTCAGGTCTGATAACAGGTGGCTCAGGTGTTACAATAGGCGTAGGTTCTGGAATAATTGGAGGTTGCGATGTCGCTGTCGAAGTATCAACTACTGTCGGGGTTTCTACTACTGCTGTCGCTGTATCTTGGACTACTGTGTTTGAGTCAGTATTTTCAGATACGAGAGTTGAAGTATCGTTTGCAGGCGGCGTCGGCTGTACAGCGGTTACTGTCTCAACGACGGGTGCGGTCACAGTTTCCGAAGGAGCAACCTGAGTGGAAGTCTCAGAAGTCGAAGGGCTAGGACTTGGACTTGGCTCAACAACAGTTGCAGTCTCTGATGGAGACGGACTTGGAGTTGGGGTTGGTTCAACTGGCGCTACACCATTGTAAAAGCGTAGCGACATATCAGTAACTGATGTGCTTACAAAAGTATTAAATGCTCCAGCAAAACCACCTTCGCAAAATAGTCTGGCAATATCCCCTTTATCTTGGAAAAATTGATCTTCGTTATTCCAACCAACATTAAATGTCTGCTCAACGCCTTCTGGATTAACGCAGGTAATCGTCACCTGACCAGTACTTACTGCGTTTGCTGTCGGTGAAAAGAAGAATGATGTGCCAAATACAAGAAGTAAAACGCTTAATTTTCTACTTGTCTCTCTCGCAAAGAAGGATGTAAATTTGGTCAACGCGGGCTTCCAGCCTTTCAACTTGGTCTTTGACTGATGATCCCCCGTTATTTTTAAGTTCGCTCAGATAGTGCTTAACAAGCCAGCGCACTGATCCAATAAAACTACCTACTATTGTGGTTACGGCAACTGCTAACGCTGCCCAATCTACGGCTGTCACTATAAGACGCTCCTGACTGTTACTAGGAGTAGACCACCGAATCCATCAAACTGACCATTAGGTGGAGTCTTACGTGAGAAGTCAATGCGCTCAATGATTGCTTGGATACGCTCACCAGTGGTGAAGTCCTGCACGTTTACAATGTCGCCTACTGCTTCTATATCTTCGAGAGTTTGAATACGCTCCCACGCACGGCCTTCATATCCAGTTTGCACATTGTATCTGTCTTTTTCGATATCGTAACACCAGACTGGAAACTGAATCAGTCTCTGGCGCTTAGTGGCAGGTAGTGCTTTTGCTTGGTATCCCTTAAATATAGGGCCTCTACTGGTATCGCTTGCGCTGCGTGAGAGCGTAAACTTGTACGATAGGAACTCTTGTGGGCCTTCTGGGTTAGTTGTAGCAGCCTCTGGTGTTCCAATGCTAGCGTTGTAAGTAATAATATTATAAGTGTTAGAAGTACTATCAATGGACTGAATATCCATAGCGCCGTAAGAATAGTCTCCACGCGCGCGGATAAATTTATAGTTCTTAGGTTCTAGAGTTCCGTAACGGATAGCACCAGTGGTTAGGTATCCAGAAGATACTAATGTAGATGCAGACTCTAAATAAATTGCTCCGTCAGTACTGTCATATGCGGTAGCAAAGGCTAAACGGTTGGTAGTTCCGATAAAGGCAACGGTAGTGGTTTCGTGGGAACTATCTTGGGTTCCAATAATGTCATTAGCATAAGCAAAGCGAAGCGCTTCACCTTCAATGAGTTGGCTTAAATCAATGCGAGTAAGTCCTGCATTAGTTCCAACTCCAGTAGTAGCCCATACGAAACGATCACGAGCAGCAAAGTCATACACCGCTTGGGTTGTCTCTACGATTAGTGGGCCATAGGCAAGAGATCCGTCTTGATCGTTGATCTCAGCAACACGTACACCTTTGCTAGTACCGATCATCATGTAGCCAAGATAGTAATATAGTTTTTCTACTATCTCTCCAGGAGGAAATTCAGCAGCAACAACAGCCTGTGTGAGCACTGGCATGGAGCCATTAGTGCCTAGGGTGTACTTCTGAATAGTTGAATAGACGCCTGAATGACCGGCAGTGTAGATAGCAGGGCCAGAAGCGGCTGCGGTTGTGTAATGATAATTTGTGTTGGGATTGGTGTACACCGAAGTAGGCAAAGCCGAAGCATTGGTTGTTAACTCATATACAGAGTTATTTATACATAGAACAATACGATCTTTAACAAATTCCATAGCAGCATATACAATAACAGTTCCAGTTGCTGTAAACATAAGAGTTTCATCAGCAGTATTAGTTGCATCTCCAGTTAAAGGCTTCTTGTACATATGAAGTTTATTTGCACCACCAGCAACAGCATTAGTCACCCAATAGGCATTGACTCCATCATCGCAGATAGCACGAACAGGCTCTGCGCTTCCAGTCAAATAGTCAATAAAATGAATTACTGGGTTGGTCACACCAGCACCGACTGGAGATACCGCAGTAGAAGTTACGTTAGATGCTGTTTTGGCGTAGGTAAATGTAGTTGCTGTGGGTACAGTTGTAATGCGGTAAGCACCATTAAATGTTGCATCTACCCCTGTAATTGTAATAGTCATGCCTATTGTAAGCCCGTGGGCTGTAGGTGTAGTTAGTGTTGCTACGTCAGATGTTAAAGCCTTATTGCTAATCGATACAGTAATTGCTGGGTAAATTTTGTCTACGTCGTACTCATCGTGAAGCAATACACCGTTTACGCCAGACCATTGAATTGAACGTGCGCGTTGGTGAGGATGCTGATGATCGGTTCCAACTACAGCACCAGTTGTTGGATGAGTATTGGTAGTCTCTCTGAGAAGTGATACCTGTCCTTTAGTCCAGACATCCACGCCTTGGGAGTCCTTGAAACGATATCCAACAGACTCACCAGCAGTGGGATCATAGAAGTTAATGCCAGATCCACCATGGAATGATGATTGAGAACGGATCCACCAACCAGTAAGAGACTGCTCGCCAGGTTCGCGTGAGTTATCAAACTGTTCCTTGCGGTAAGGTGCAGTCTCTCTCTGGTATGGATTAACATCTGTTGGTGCTAAGAAGAACGGGATGCCACCAAAGGCTACGTCGTAATCCTCGGCATTGTTAGTCCAGAAACCTGCAGTTCCAGGATTACCAATGTTTAAGGGTAAATCTTCCGTGATATCGGGGGTAGCCACTATATCTCCTTAGTAAATTTGTTCTTCTGATTCATCCATGGCATCATCTATATCCCTTAGTAACGGGATTAGATCAGTTAGTAGCGTGTCCAATTATTCAGTTTCTGGTGCTTCAAATGTTGTGCCGTTGTAAGTCCAATCAATGCCAACTGAATGTATATCAGTATATTCAACGCAAGTTAAACCAGTTATTTGTTCTGCAGTTTCTTTTGAATCTGAAACAATAAGATTAGTTACTTTATTATTTTTAATTACAGCAAAATTAGCCATTTATTTTCTCCTAGTAATAAATTAAAATACATCCAGCACCGCCAGCAGCACCTGTGCCGCCAGAGTTATTGTTTCCACCACCGCCGCCGCCGCCGCCTTGACCACCAGCGCCGCCTGCCACTCCAGTAGAACCAGTTCCTGCTGCTAGTAAACCACCACCGCCGCCGCCGCCGTTGCTTCCTGCTGTTCCACCTGCAAACACGCCAGCACCGCCAACACCGCCAGCGCCAATAAATTGACCACCACCGCCACCGCCTACTAAGCCTGACCCACCTGCACCAGCGCCGCCGTTTGCACCACCACCGCCACCGCCACCGCTTACTCCTGCTCCACCTACACCTGCTGCTGTGCTGCTGCCAGAACCACCGCCACCACCGCCTGCACATCCAGCACTCGCCGCACCGCCGCTGCTAGCACCACCAGCACCACCAGGGCCACCAAATATATTTGTTGTTGCCGTACCTCCAGCGCTATTGCCGCTCCCGCCGCCGCCACCACCACCTACAGTTCCTGTACCGCTACCTCCATTACCGCCTGCTCCCGCTATCCAACCTCCAAAAGTTGTATTGCCTGCAGCCGCGCCAATTACGGCAGGCATAGAAGTGCGAGCAGCCATATAACCTTGAAGTACACAGCCGCCGCCGCCGCCACCTGCACCAGAACCAGCACCGCCGCCTGATGCTCCGTTACCGCCACCGCCTACCATCAAAACATAAATTTGAGATACGCTTGCAGGAATAGTTACGGTTCCAGTAGAAGTAATTGTCTGTTTAAGTGAAATTCCTGTTGTTGGTGCTGGAATTATGTTAATAGCCATTAGGAAATCTCCACTCCGCTGATATGAAAATCAATAGTTGTTGCAGATGCAAAACCTTTAATAGTCTTTGTTGTAGCCAATACTTGCTTGAGGTCAATGTATACTGTTGAGTTTGCTGCTATTGCAGTTGTTGTATGCAGGTCAACATCATCTAGCAATATAGTAAATGTACCAGCAGATGCAGCGGTGTTAGCCACTGCTATGTTGGTAATTACTGTAGTTGTAGATGATGGGACTGTATATAGTGTTGCAACAGATGTTGCTGCTGATGCCCTTACTAGAGCCTTTGATACTGTAGCCATTAGTTACTACCTTTCGTTTGTTGTTTGTTTGAATTATCCGATTACTACAATGACTCTACCTGAACCACCAGTACCGCCTACTTGATTTGAAGGTGTGCCATTGTACCCGCCGCCACCACCGCCAGTATTTGCTGTACCATTATTAGCACTCGTACCACCAGAACCGCCACCTCCAGAACCGCCTGCACTACCTGCAGAACCACCACCACCAGCATAAGTTACTGATGTTCCAGTAATGGAATTAGCAATACCAGCACCGCCTGTTGAAGTTGAATTTGCAGCACCAGCACCTGCGCCACCTGTTCTTCTAGAACCATCGGCTGTGTTTGCTATAGAACTATTACCCTGTCCTGATGTACCTGCTCCTGCTGGGTCTCCTCCGCCACCTGAACCACCAGGGGAGCCACGCCAGGTAACATTCGCGCCAGCAGTACCACCGAATCCACCGCCAACCGCGTAATAATTTCCTACTCTTGAGGCTTCGCCATTTCTTGCAGAACTGACTGTACCACTACTATCACCGACACCACCACTGCCACCTGCGCCAACGGTTACAGTAAGTGTTCCAGCAGGTAAATAAGCAGAAGTATCATATAGGACTCCTCCACCACCACCTCCAGAACCAAAATACACTCCACCACCGCCGCCGCCTCCAACAACTAAAATTTCACAAGTGCCAGCAGTACCAACGGTAATAGAACCAGAACCAGTAAAGTTATAAATTGTTTTACCAGCACGGCTAGATGTGTCTACGGAAGGTGAACCAGTAGTACCTGTAACCGTGGCTTTAGCAACGCCACCGCCACCAATAGGTGTAAATAAAGGCATTATATCTCCTAAGCGTATTTGATTGGGCCAGCACCGAGTACGGTGAAGGTTGCTGATGCAGTTTTAATAATTGTAAATGAGTAAGCATCAATAGAAGATGCGTTACCTGCTGCTGGGGCTGTGCCACCAGAGAACTTTGGAGTAATAGACGTGCCATCAATAGTCATTGCTGTATGACGGTACGCAGTTGCACCATTAGTTACAAGAAACGCTACAGTGATTGCATCACCAGTAGCAAGAATACTGTCAAGTGTTGCACCAGAACTACCACGAACATTGAGAGTCCAGTTGGCAGATGCGTTAGATGTGTAGTAAAGAACACCTTGGGTTGCTGCATCAAAGTTAATTGTTCCAGTTGCTGCTGTAGCAGATATTGTCATACGCTCTTCTGGAGAAATAATGACTGGAGTTGTAAGAGTTGGAGATGTTGAAGCAGCCTTTGTATCAATCTGTGTTTGCACAGCAGATGTAACACCATCTAAGAATCCAAGTTCTGTGGCTGATACAGTTGTTAAGGCTGTACCAGCATTGGCTAGGTCTCTTGCTTTACTCATTAGTATGCTCCCATAATTGTCATAATATCTTGGTCACTATTTGTAGCAGCAACCGCTGTGATAGTTGCGTAAGGTGTCAGGTCTGGGTCAGGTACTGCTGCCCATACAAGACCAGTTGCTGTAGTAGAATCAGCCTTGAGATAATGTCCGTTAGTTCCAAGTGTTAACTTACCTACAGTGTCTGCACCAGTGCCAGCAAGTAAATCTCCCTTTGCATCAAAAAGTGTAGGAGATAATACGTTGGCTAATTCAAATGCTGTAAAGGTAATAATCTCAAGTACATCTCCAGCAGTAAGTGCTGCAAGAGAAGAGATGCTAGTTCCGTTAGTTGCTACATAATCTGTTGAGCGAACTAGCAATACACCGTTAAGGTATACTTGCTCTTTGCCAACAATATAAGAAAGAGTTAATCCGTTATCATCAAGACCTGACTCAGAAGTTTCTCCGCCTGATGCTGTAAAGCGATAGCGGAAAATGTCTGAGGTAGATGAGATGGATGCCCATTCAGCACCATCCCACGCAAGCATTGCGTTAGATGTTGAGTTCCAATATAAAGCACCTTCAATAAGTGCGTTACCGTCATTGTCTACAGATGGAGCAGATGACTTGCTACCAAGGTAACGGTCATCAAAAGAGTCATACGATTCAGCGGCAGCGGTTGCGCTTGCAGCGGCTGCTGTGGCAGAACCAGCAACGGTATCTACGTAAGCCTTTGTAGCGGCGTGTAGGTCTACTGTAGGCGCACCAGATAGGGTGAGAGCGCCAGTCATAGTTGAACCTGACTTGAGTACTACAGTAGACTCAAATGAACCACCGCTTGAGATTGCAGTAGCAATCTCGTTTAGAGTGTTAAGAGTTCCAGGAGCACCGTCTACGAGAGCATTAACCTGAGCATCTACGTATGCTTTAGTTGAGGCATCCTGTGCTGAGGTAGGGTCTAGCAACGAGGTAATCTTCTGGCTGTTTAGCGATACTGAACCAGTAGGTGCAGCCATCTGGTCTAAGCGAGACGTGCGTACCTGTGTGTCAAAGTCAGAGATAGTTGAGGCTGCCTGTGTACCTGTGTGGTTGGCGCGAGCATATGGGTCAGATACCATCTTGGCTGCAGTAATAGTTCCGTCAGCAATATCTGTTGCTACGATAGTTCCATCTACCAAGTCAGCAGAAGTAATAGTTCCACCAAGACTTAACTTAGTGTAAGCAATACCTGCTGTACCAGAAACATCTTCGTTTACGATTGTGCCATTAGCAATCTTGGCAGAAGTTACTGCACCGTCAGCAAGGTCTCCAGTTGCGATAGTTGCATCTAGAATTTTAGCAGAGGTAATAGCGCCATCAGCGATATCTCCAGCAACAATAGTACCGTCAGCGATCTTGGCTGAGGTAATGGCTGAGTCTGCAATCTTACCTGTTGTTACGTTAAGGTCTGCAATCTTTGCAGTTGTAATATTGCTGTCTGTAATCTTAGCGGTGGTAACTGCAGCATCAACAATCTTTTCAGTGGTTATTGATAGATCATCAATCTTAGTTGTGCCTACAGCACCAGTAGCAATCTTGCCGCTTGTAATAGCGCTATCAGCAATATCGCCAGTAGCGATGCCTAGATCAGCGATCTTAGCGGAAGTAATCGCGCTATCTGCGATCTTTGCTGTTGTTACGTTAGCGTCAGTAATCTTGGCTGTAGTAACAGCGTTAGACTGCAACATAGCAGTCGTAATCATGTTTGTATCGGTTGTCTCAAGGACGTTAGCAATAGTCAAGCCATGGGCTGTGGTGACGTTTTCAATGTGAGTATTAGCCTCACGGAAGTCACGGCCGATAGCCATGTGGCGAACTTTAGCGCCAGCAGAGTGAGCAATCGCAGTTGTGCCATCTACGCCACTACCACGAGTAATAGTAAGAGTGTTGCTTCCAGGTGCGCTGGGGTTAATTACATCAACAATTTCTTCAAGCGCTGTATCTGGATCGATAACTACTGTAAAGGTTTCACCTGCTGCTGGAGTAATACCAGAGAGGAGACCAGACGCAGAAGCCACAACCATCGTGCTTGCGCCTGATGATAACGCTGAGGTAAGTGTAGTTTCCTGTGAAGTGGAGGAGTATTTTCTTATTGTCATTAGTACCTCGTGTAGTGGATTCGGGTTGGATAAACGTCTTTAAGTTTGCCTGATTCTTCTTGTAGGCGTTGCTGGAATAGACCAAGCATAAAGCGAGCAGTAGATGCTCCTGAACCGTATTGGATCTTTGTATCTGCGTTGTCTGCTTCTGCAGATGAATAGTTTAAACGGCCTGGGTCAATAAATGCGGCAAGGCGATAAGATGCACCATAAATGATTACATCCTTACAAGATGAAGGCAGTCCCGTCACTGTCTCAAATACTGCACTAGATGCAGATGCTTCTAGAGTTGCTGGTTTCTTAGTGTAATAAACTTGTACTTTACGACCTGCTTCTACAGCATCGTAGATCGATACTGTGTTGCCAGTTGTAAAGGCTGTGCTATTGGCTAATGGGTCATGACGCCAATTCCGGACTGGCAGCCACTCTTTAGATGCACCACTAACGCTACGAGATATGTAAAGTATAGTTTCTACTTCTGCTGGAATCTCATATGCTGAAACTGCTGGGTTATAGTTAAACACATAAGTTCCAACAGCAAACAGTTGAGGAAATACTGCATTCAGCGTATCGTTGATAGCCTTCTTTACGGTTGCCTTAGGGAAGGTAGGGGCAACGGTAACTTTTGTATTTGCTGTATGAAGTGCTGCAGTAGTACCGTTATAGCCACGACCATAAGGTGCAGCAGTGGCGGTACTTGAAACACGGTCATAAGAGTCTAACCAGATGAGTTCGTCATCAATTTCAACAACACCCTTACCAATATTGGTAACGCTACCAAGATTAAGTGAGAGACCAGAGGATGTTATATCCTGTGTAAGGTGCGTAGTACGATCTTGTCGCAAAGTATAACCTGCTAGATTGAGAAGGATCTCATCTACCATATTGGCATAGGTTGTTGTCATTTTAATCCTTTAAGGTTGATTATTACTTAGACTTCTTTGCTGCTGCTTTTGCTGCTTGTTCTCTTTTTTTCCAGTCTGGAGTAAAAGCCTCAGCGGCAATAGAGAAACCACCAAAACGTGGCTTTGTCTTTTGAGCAGGTGTAGCCTTCTTAGCAGATGCTGCATAACGCACACCTGAACCAGTTGTATAAGTAGACTTGCTTGACTTAGCGCTTCCTGGTGTGTATCCGCCAGTGCCTGATGGCTTTGGCTTTCCAGCACCTAGACCACTAAAGCGTGAGTCTTTTGGCTTTGGAGCCGCAGCCTTCTTAGCAACAGCCTTCTTGGCTACTGACTTCTTGGCTACTGACTTCTTGGCTACTGACTTCTTGGCCGAACCCTTTTTGTTTTCATAACGTGCTTGATTTAGAGCACTTTGGATTAGTGTGCGTTCCATTGCTGTATATTCTTTTGGCTTATCTTTGAATTCTGGATCTCTCATTTTACCATTTAACCTTATCTGCCCAATATGCGGCACTCATTTTACCTTTGGATATATTACTTGCATGACGTGCTTTGAAACTTTTACGTTTCATTTTCATTCTTTCGGATTCCCCAGCCTTTGGTTTGCCAGCAGTGCTTGCGCCCTGTTCTCCAAATCGAATTGTTTGTACTTTAGTGCCTACCTTGGCAACCACTACATGTGATTTCTTTGGGTGGTTAGGAGTTCTCTTAGGCTTGTTATAGCCAGATACTCCTGCTCGGGTTAGTCTTGAATCTTTCATCTGTAACCTGCTGTTTTCTTTGCTATTGCTTTAGGTTGTTTAACAAATTGCTTGCCTTTGGAATTCCCTTTGGCTTTAGCCTTGTTGGTAGCGGCTTTCTCTGCTGGACTTAATGCAGACCAAGCAGCAGCAGGTAGATATCTCTTCTTACCCTTTGACGGCTTGCCATCAGAAGTTTTCCACTTCTGTGCAGTCCACTTCTTGAGCGACTGCTGAGATTTAGCAAGTGCCATTATTTGTACCCTCCGCCTGCTTTCCTATATTGCACAGCAAGTAGTTGTGCCTTACGTGCAGACCATTCTCCAGGGTCTCCACCCTTAGAGCCAGCCTTAATCTTTTTGAACAAAGAAGCGCGCATGCCTGGCTTGGTATAATTACCAGCAGCATTAACTTTAGATACTGCCTTCTTCTTGGCTGCCATTAGCGTGTGCGTCTCGGTAACTTTACATCTGCGTCAGAAGGTATCTTTTTATTTTTTGATGGAACCTTCATGCCTCGAGCGAGGTAATCGTTAAGTGTAGGGTTCTTAGGTAGAGGCCCAAGCGTAGCCTTAGGCTTTGGCTTAGGTGTCATAGTAGCCTTTGGTTTAGGCGTTGGCGTTTTCTTCATCATCCCCGCCATGATTACATACCGCCGAATAGTCCGCGCTTAGGCGCAGCCTTCTTCATTGTCTTTTTCTTAGCAACTTTCTTTACTTTCTTACCAGTCTTGCTGGCTTCCATCTTTGCATCCTTTTCACCTTTTGCGGTGTAAGGGAATTTCTTTTTTCCGACCATTGGCATTATATTGCTCCCACTTCTTTTAGTTTGGATACTGTGTTATTTTGGATTATCTTGCTATCGCCCATGGTGTTAGCATCAAATGCTTTACCCATGACATCAGAGGCTCTACGAGCCTCGTTAATCTTGTCCATGCTAGTTCCTACAGGTTGTATGCCCTGTGCTCTTGCCTCTCGGTAAGCGCTCAGTTCACCTTCCCATTTTTTATTGGTCATAGACTTTTGATTACTGGCGTCTCCAGTAGATAGTTGTAGTCCTGCTGCTTTGCAGCCGAAGCACACATCTGGGCCACCACACTTGCTATGGTCAATAAAAACATCCATTACTCTAAATGGAACTGGAGAAGTTTCCTCGCAGTTGGTACATCCATACTTTACAGCCTTGAAATCGTGCGTATCAGTGAATCCCCATTCAAGCACCTTGCTGATATGTTCACACATTTATATCGTCTCCACCGTGTATCCTGCAGCCTCTAGTGCTGCCTTTTCTCCTGCGCTGACGTCATACGAATATCCGCCAATGTATGCGGCTTGAGCCGCCTGTACCTCTTCTGAGGACGGGTTACGCATCTCGTAGTATTCCCCGTCTATCTTGAGAACTGTGACGCCCCTTGTAAGCCTGTAACGGCTGAATAGACGCCCATCACTAGCAGGCCCCTCACTAATTGTAGGGGTTGTGAATCTGTATGTCATATAGCCTCCTAAGCCGTTTTATGGATAAGGCTAGAGTTACCCCTAGCCCCACCCATCTAATTACTTAGATACGAACTGATGATGCAGTCTCGATGCGGTATAGCGCTTCTTGACGGAAGATAGACCAGTTGATGATACCGTGCCAGCCGACTGGGCGGAAACGGTTCAACTTGTCTACAACGTTACCAAACTCAATGCCTGGTTCCTTCCATACTGCTTCAGCAAGTGCTTGCTGTCCGAGTACGTAAGTGTTGTAAACGCGTGCCTTTGGAGTAACTGTAAGTGTGTTTGTTCCAACAGTTCCTGAGTTAGCAACAGACACTGTGAATGTAGTGTTTGTTGTACCAACTGAGATTGCTGTAATCAAAGCACCAGTACCTACGTTAGTACCAGAGATAGCATCGCCAACCTCAGCAAGACCACCGAATGCGCCATTGGCTGCAACGATAGTGAACTCACCTGAGACACCGCTTACTGCAGGAGCAGTAGCAAGTGCTGTTAGAGCCTTACCTGAGATAGTGTTGGTCATGCGTGGTGTCTCGATGAAACGGACACCTTCCCATGCGCCGAGTTCTCCTGCAAGGAGTGGGCCGACGTTCTGGTACTCATGTGGTGTACGCCAGATGTTGTTTCCTGTCTCTGTGCGGAGATCGTGTGAAACTTCTGGGTGGATGTATGAAACATACATTCCGCCACGAGGAACAACATTTCCAGCGCGCAACTTTGTTACTGCGTAACGTACGTCGCGTCCCTTGAATGTGTCTGTTGTATCGATTGTTGACTTTGCTGCAGTTGTAGAAAGCGCTCCGCCAGATTCACGGATTACGTTTGTACCTGCATCTAGAACAGCGGCGATACCGTTGTCTAGTGTTGTTGCCATGTTGAATGCAACTGCGTTAGCAATCCATGGATCAACATCTGAAAGTGACATAAGAGCCAACTTACGTGTTGGGAGTACTACGCGACCTAGTTCTGTCTGTGAGACATCTAGGATTGTAGTTGCTGGCATTGCTACTGCATCTGGATCTACAGTCTCAGCGAGTGTTGCACCTGCGATTGAGGTGTCAGCGATATCGTTGTAGAACTGGAAACGGATTGAAGAACCATCGTGGGTTGGGTTTCCGACCTTCTTGTCCGCGATTGCGCGGAACTGTGGTGTTGTACGCAAGTTCATTTCGATTAACTTGTCGTACGCCAAAGTTACAAGATTGGAACCTAAACCAGTGGTCGAGGTTGAAAAGACATCTGCCATGGGCGGATATCTCCTTTCTTAGTAGTGTGCGGTTATTGACCGCTTAGGATGGATAAAATCTCATCTTCTGAGCCTGCATTCGCAATACGATTTGCAAGGTCATCTGATGCGCCAGGCGCTTCTGCTCCAGTTAACGCGTTATTCATTCTTTGCATGCTTTGGATATCTTGCTGGCTTACAGCCTGCTTTTCTTCGGCTTTAATTCCGAATACATCAGCATAGTTATCAAGCCATGCAGCGATTGCTTCTTCCGAAGCATCGATATCGTTTGGAATGAATGAAGCGATCTTTGGATTCACGCCTTTGGATGCAAAAGCATCCTTGATAATCCGCTCACGCTGGGCCTTGCTGAGTTCTCCGAGACTGCCTTCTAGTTCCTTGTTACGCTTCTGTGCCTGCTTGAGGTCTTTGCGTAGTTTCCGAACCAAGTCAGTATCTGATTCAAACGATGGCGTAAAGTCATCATCTTCATCTTCGTCAGTTTCCCAGTTGATGTTGTCGCGGTTGTTGCTCATAGCAACCTCTCCCTTAGTTAGTAGTTGTCGTACGCCTCAATATAAATGGGGGTCTATATTGGCTCGCACTCTCGGTCTTGCACACCACATGGGGCCGATGGATCCAGTGGGATTCTAATTTAGAGCAGTCCTGCTGTGCTCGTTCCGCCTAGTGAACCACCTGACATACGGTTGGCTCCTATTGTTCCTGACTTGCGCTGGAAGGCTAGTTGTTCTTCCTCAACGCGTCGTCTCAAAAGTTCTGATGCAGTGCCGCTAAATTGCTCGGCTTCTAACTGCTTCTGTAGGTCAGCGCGTAATTGTGATTCTGGCATAGATCCCATGCCTGTACGCTTTCCGTAAATCTGTTCAAGTTTAACTAGCGGATTAAGTTGTTGTCCGATTGTTTCGAATCCTTGAGCAGCAACGCCAGTTACCTGAGCCTCAGTAAGTCCCTTGGCTGTTAGTTCTGCGCCGATCTTTCTAGCAGAATCAAGATCAACGGCAATACCTGACTGAGCACGACGAACTGCTTCTGTAACGAATGCAGCGGTGTTCACGTTCTGCTGCATTACTTCTTGACCGATCTTAGGATCTAGGTAGAAGTCTGTGAGACCAGTAGCGTCCTTGATGTTTCCAAGTTTAATTAGGGCTTGGACTTTTGCTGGATCTGCATTAATTGCAGCAAGGCGAGCAATATTTGCGCGCTCGCTGAATGTCTGAACATCTACGTTATTCTTAACAAGTTCTTTTAGATACTCAGGAGTTGTGAACTTCTTATCTAGGTTAAAGCGTTGCTGGACTAACTTGTAGCCTTCAACTGCGTTATATAGTTCGCTAGGAGGCTTAGGAGATGCCAGCACCTCATTGAGGTATCCATACTCTGTATAGAACGGAGACTTCATTTTAGTACCATTTTTGAGTGTGTACTCTTGGTTGTTCAAAAAGATATCTGTAGCGTTATCGTAATCAAGACCTTCTGCAAGAAGGCTGCTTAGGAAACCAGTAGAAGCATCAACGACTCCAGAAGAAAATCCTAGACCTTTGAGTTGTGCCTTCATAACATCGATGTTTGTAGTTGGCTTAGTTGGCTCAGTAACTGTCTTACTGCCAATTATCTCTTTGTCACCGTTGCTATAAACAATAGTCTTAGTGCCATCATTATTATCAACAATATCAAATACTGTACGGCTACCAGTAGGAATTACAGCAACTGGAGTAGGCTTAGCAGGCGGTGTGTACTTGCCATCAACAATGGCTCCACCAGCAGCAGCCGCAGATGCAGCGGCAGCAGCACGTGCTTCCGCAATAGCGGCCTTAGCCTCGGCTACAGAAGGATCTACAACAGGAGTAGGAGTATTAGTTCCGCCAGATTCGGGTCTTGGTCTAGCCATTATCGTCCTAACTTACTACGAAGGGATTGCATAACGTTTACACCTTCGTTAATTGCTCGGGATGTTGTTCCATAACGTGAATCAGAGATAACGGCTTGGTTGACTTCAAACTCGTTTGGAAGGCGATACACGCCTTTATCATCTTTGAAGTTTGCAAGTTTAATAACTAGTGGGTCAGTAATGCCAACCTTGGTTTCTAGCGCAATACTCAATGAGTCCATCAATGGGTTGAGCACATCTGCGGCATCTTTGCCAGCCTTGAGGCTTTCAGCGATGCTCATGTACTTAGTACCCATCTTGTCGCGGATACCGTTGCGGTACTGAGTTAGCATCTCTGCGCTCTGATTGGCGTTGCTTGCACCGATAGCGTTTTTAATAATTGGGGCAACTGTAGATAGATCAGGAACTGTATCGAAGTTCTTAGAGTGTGCCTCAGCAATAGAGTCATACAGAACCTTGGCTGCTCCGCCTAGTTCTTTTCCACTCAAAGTTACATCAGGGAAGTTCTGGCTAATATAGTCTGCCAAGAATGCTTGCTGTTCTTCTGCGGTAAAGCCTTCACCAGAAGTGGTTGTAGTACCAGTGTTGATAGTTTCATACTGTAGTTGCCCAGACTTATTAACAGCCTGCTTACCTGTCTTAGGATCAATAACAGGACGGTAAGTGGTTTTAGTACTTGTACTGGTTGTAGCCTTCTGACGCTTTACTTCTGCGTTCCAAGCGGTCTGGAAGTTTCCAAAACTTGATTCTTGAGGAAAGTATCCGTATGCTTGGAAGTGGGCATCATTGTAGCCTTGCTTAGCATCTGTAAGATCCTTGAACTGTAGCGCAGTAGATACGGCCTTGTTATACTTGGCAGTAGTATCTTGCTGCTTAACAGCACCATCTCCGCCAACACCACTTCTCTTGAAGAGTTCTAGTAGGGTTACTGGATCTGTATTGTTGGCTACAGCCAATGAAATAATCTTGTCTAGACCAGCAGCATCTCCTGGGCCAACTACTCCGATAGGAGTTTTCTTGTCCTTTACAAAACCAGTAGAGCGGAGAAGTGTCTGCAGGTATTCATATTGAGTGCCTTGACCACCAGGGCCACTGTTAGCAACACTCATCTCACGGCGGATATTCTGTAAAGCAAGAGCCTTTGCAGCAGGATCTGTAGTGCTTGCATACGCTAAAAGGTTATTAGTAGATGCGTAAATATTGCCAGGAACCTGTGAGGCCATCTCAGATATTGCTGCAAATGCAGATCCAGATAAACCAAGTGCAGCATTACTTGCTGCTTGACTCTGTTTAGTAACGGCCACTTTAGTCCTCCAGTTGTCCTGCGAATACGCCGTAGTACATACGACTAAATGATTGATTTCGTAGCATTAGTTCCTCTGCTAAAGATCGCAATTCGTTACGCATCAAAGTAGCAAGACCACCCTTTGAGGTGAGTTCTGCATAGTTAGATACCTTTGCCTTATTAAGAATGTCCTGGAATTCGCTATACTTTGAGTAGAACTCAGAAGTTTCCTTATATACTGGAGACTGTCTAAACGCTGGATCTTCTAGCGCGTTCTTAACAGAAGCGATCTTTTCAAGAACAGCACCTGTTGTGATAGTAGACGCTGGCTTAGATCCACCAAATGTTCTATCCAGTTTAGCAATCTGCTCTGTATACCAGATATCGCCATAGCCATTAGCAATCTGTTCATTAGCAATCTGACTCTTCATCATAGTGTAGACGCGAGACTCAGCCTCATTTGCCAACTCATTTGTTGATAATGCACGACGAGCACCGCTACGCTTCTGCCAGTTGTAATACTTTAGAGAGTATTCCCCACCAGGGAAGAAGTATGGAATAATATCTCCAGGAGCCTTAGCATATTTAGCCACTGACTCTGGGTTGTTATTCAACCAAGTCCAAGCATCTTCTGTGCCTCTAACTCCTGGTGTAGTTCCACCAAGGGTAACAAGCAGGTTCTCGATGCCATAAGTATCAGCAAATAGCGATACAGCCTTGCCATAATCACCAGGATTATCGTCTGTAATTCTCTGCCAATGATCGTAAAGCATGGTCATTGTCATAAAGTTTAACTTGTTATCAGGGCTTTTAATTTTTGCAAGCACTTCATCTTGTGGAGTTGCTGCTGAGATACTCTGGAATAGAGCACCAAAGAAGCCAACTTCGCGTGATAGTGATTCCGCATCCTTAAACAAGCGGTTTCTTTCAGCATCGCTAGCCATTGGATTCTCTCCATAGTTGCCAGTTGAGGCAAGATATGCAGCCCAATCTTTTACTCCGCGCTGTACAGTTGCTTCATCACCCATGCGATATGCGATAGTCTTTTTGAGCCATGCAGGGAATACAAAGTCTCCTGCACCCTTTGGCGCACCAAATGGTGTAATGATGTCTCGCAAGATATCGTTAGCAGGGCCAAATGCTGTAGATTTACCTGTAGCAGCGAATAATCCTTGTGCTACTGGGCCAATACCAGGAAGTCCTGGGTTAACCTGTCCAAATGCTAAGTTAAGTGACTGAACTGGAGAAGTCATTTGTAGTGCTTGACTAGCACCTTCAACTCCAGAAGTCATACTAGCCATAGCACCAAGTACTGTTCCTGCAAATGGTGTCTTAAACTTCTTAGGGCCATTAGGGGTATCTTGATAGAAGAAACCCTGTTCTGGATCATAAGTTACGCCACTGATATCGTAGAGAACGTTTGAGCCTTCTTTATTCAAAGCATCGAATGCTTTAGCAAACTTAATTGCAGGCGTTGGGTTCTTAGATAGTTCAGCCCACTTGCTTAGCGTATTGTAATGTGCCTGAGCAAACGGGAAGATTAGGCGGACAGCATTAGCGTATTGCTTTTGCTGACCTGCATCATAGAATAGACCTTTAACATACTTGCTTGCTTCACGAGCAGCCATAGTATCAATAGTCTTTAGGCTTGTAGTTCCACCAACATAGGAAGGGTTCTTCTGGCGCTTTGCGATCTCTTTGTTGATCTCACGAAGCACTGGGCTTCTGCGGCCAAATATCTTCTTACCATTTTTGTTGATAGGAGAAAGCGACTTAATTGCATTAGCACGGAACTGGATTAAATCTTCTGTCTTTAGAAGTGGTGCGTATCCAGCAGCAAAGTCCCAATAAGCCATCTGGAACTCTGGGCCAAAGTTTAACTTAGACTCAGCATATGCTGCTTTTTCGAAGAACCAGTCCACGAAAGAAGTAAATGTTTTGTCTAATTCTCCAAAGACTGCTTCTTGATTTTTAACAAATACAGTAGAGCCTGTTAGATCCTCTGGCTTGAACTCATCAGCCATCTTCTTAATAAATTCTCTTTCAAGAACATTAAGTTCTGCAACAGTTTTACCACCTGTTGAGTATGGGGCTTTAATCTTAACCAACTTGTTACCGCGAGTTACGGTTATTTCTCCATCACGGATTAGATCAAAGATCATGTTTGACTTAGGGCCAGTGCCGGCAACGGCATTAATCTGGCTAATAACTGTATCGCCTTGGCTACTGTCAAATAGATGAATTAGAATATCGTCTATATTCATATTCTCTTTAACAATTCCAGGGCCTGATTCAGTTGTATTTTTTAGATAAATCTGTCGCAATCCAGGATTGGTTGTGAATATGCTAGCCGCAAAGTTTCTTAAAGGATTATCCTTATTATCAAAATCTTTAACAAGACCTTCTAGCCAACTACGTTGCGCTTCTGGTGATGAGTCTTTTAGTCTGATAATTGCAGACATGAACTTATCTGATACGAAGTTATTTACAGTGTATGCCAGACCTTCTGAGAAATCTGGGTGGTCACTTCCAACAACCTTAAAATTGTTAAATATCTGAGAGCGTCGATTAGAACGAATATCTCCAGCAGAGTTAAGTCTGTTCCACCAAGAACGGAATCCAACTGCGGCATCGCCTAGGTCTGCTTCTGCTTGTTGAGTCTTAAATGCATTACCAGATGCATCGTATTGAAACTTAGCATACTTAGACATGAACTTTGTAAATCCGTTACCTTCTGGATTTGCTACCACTGTAGATATAAATCCAAGAGGATTGGTGAATAAACTGTTGTGACCAGATAGCATTTGACGCATTTGCATTTCTGCGATATTGCGTGTTACATAAGCAAAACGACCGACCAACTGTGCTGTACGCCAGAAATCACCAAACTCTTCTAGTAATACTTTACCAGCACGAGCCTTGTTTATTACAGCGTTAGATTTGTACTTTCCTACTGCCTTGTAGATTTGTCTGCTATCTGGCAGGAATATAAAGTCTTGTACTGCTTGCCACTCCATGAGTGCTTTATCAATAGCAATCGACTCGCCATTTGTAACAGTAATATGTGGACTGCTATCAGTTATCGCTTTGTTAAGACTATAAACTTCTTCAAGAGCGCGTTCTTTACCGCTTATCTTGGTAACTTTTTTAAGATCATCAATCAATTTAGCGTCTAGGGCTAGGTCTGTTCCGATTGCATCTACAATCTTAGCAACGCCATTTACTACAGCAGCACCACGTTCCTGATTAGTAGTAGCCTTGAATATGTCGCGTTGAATTTCAGCGATAAATACCTCTTGGCGATTCTTACCAATAGCCTGTTTAATACCAGCAGAACTTACCCAGTCGGCAACTCCATTAAGAAGTTCTGTGCCATTACCAAGGCTTAGTACAGATCCACGAACATAGTTGCGTCCGAATACACGGTCAACCTTTTCTACAAATTTAACTACCTTTAGGTTTGCTGGATCTACCAGACGCGCCATTGGAGATGCTTGCAATTTTAAGCCAGTTGAGACCGCATCACGCACAGTGCGTGGATCCATAGTCTCGCCACCGACGTGATTCAAAAGAACTCTTAGTACATCTTCTGTGTTATCAGCATTAGTCAAAGCCTGAGTTAGTTCAAGATCCAACTTGCCACCAAATAGGTTGTGAACTCGTACAGGATCTGTCTCTTTAGCAACTACTTCTGCCACAACTTCAAAGCGCTTACCAAGTAGGAACTTGAGGTGCTTATCAAAATCTTTAGTTACGTTGCCAGAGAAGCCATCAACTAAACCTGCTTCTACGCGTAGCGCTTCGATACCAGCAGTCTTTTCAGCAACCTGTGCTTCAATGTTTAGAATCTTCTTTAGACCCTTGTAATCTGGATCATTAATAAGTTCTTTTAGGATCTCTGGATCGTTGTTAGCGGCCTGACGAAGCGAGTAGATGTAGTTAAGTCTATCGTCTAGATCGTTACCCTTGAGAACTGCATCTTCAAGTTCATACTGACGGCGAGCAATTACTTCTTCTTTACCCTTGATAGATGAAAGTAGTTTTGCAAGATTAGGGCCAAGGTTAGTTGGGTCTGCAACTTCTGCTGCAGCAACTGCAATCTCTGCTCCCTTTGCACCGATCTTTGAGTTATTGGTGATTACTACACCACCAGTTTCTCCATAAATGGAGCGAATGTTAGTAAATCCGTCAACCTTCCAGATGCCTTCAATAGCCTTGCGAATTGCATACATCGCTTCTGGGTTCTTATATTTAGCAACCTGACCAATAAGTGATCCTAGTGACTCTGCTTGAACAAGTTCATCACCGATAGCAAATAGTGTTCCGTGGAAACCTTCTAGGTTTGCAGTTTGCTGATCTAACTTAGTGCTGAGTTCCTGGAATATCTGCATCTGAGTAGTATCGTCAGTCTTTTTAGACAGACCGCGGATTGCATCAATCAACTTAGCGCGCTTCTTGGCTTCTTCTGCAACCTGCTTAGGAGTAGCCTTGGCAAAGTTATCGTTTAAGTCAAGAAGGTTAAACTTCTGATCGCCTCTAGCAGTGATTACATACTCAAACTGCTCTTGAGCGCCTACAGATATCTTACCTGCTTCTGGTACTTCATCTAGGAATATGTTACCTCTAAAGAAACCACCAGTGTTCTTTGACTCTGCAGCAAGTGTATCGATAGCGCGAGTTAGTTCACCGCTGCGTACCTTTTCATGTGTGCTAAACCAATTAGCCACTGCAGGAACAGATAAAGTTTGACTTGCAATATCATCAGCAACCGCATCCCCTCCTGGGAACATGATGGTTTGCTCTGTGTTAAGCAGTTCTTTTACTGTGCTTACCATAGTCTTATTAGACTTTTTTTCCAACTCAGCAATTTCCATGGCGGTTTTATGGAGGCTGGTATCAATGCGCTTGTATTGCTTAGCGGCTTCTTTCTTACCAGTCTTGTAAAGTTCTTTACGCTCTGCGCGTAGTGCGGCTTGCTTCTCAGCAAGTGCAGCCTTCTGTGCAGCCTCTGTAAATGGCTCTGCAGCAAGTTTTAATTCTGAGGCTTTCTTACCGCCTTGAATAATCTTACCTACTGAGCCAGGCCCTAGCCATACAGAAGGATCTAATCCAATGTTAAGCACAGCATCAATAGTGCCAGACATGATTTTGTATGCAGTTGTATCAGGATCTTGAGCCATGCTCTTAGCAGCCCAACGACCAATAGTAAATGAGTCTCCACCGATCTTGCCATAGGCTTGCATAGCCTTGGCTTGATCTTTACCAACCTTAGATTTAGGATCAATAAAAAAACCAGAACCTGTATCTACACCGCCACCGTCAACAATATCAGTTATAAGAGAACCAAGTAGTGTACTTTTGAAAGTATTCATTGGATCAGAATATGGAAGACGACCTGTTGAAATATCACGTGCATTAACAGTTGTTAGGTCATAGATAGAACGAAGTCCAGCAAAACCTACACGAGTGGTGGTCTTAAATCCAGCATACACTGTGTTATTAAGAGCATTTCCAATTTGACCAACAATTCCACGGTCAGATGCTACGGTTTTCTTAATCTTATCGACATTCATCATGTCGTTTTTAAGTTTTGTAATACCGTCTACAGAAACAATGGTTCCAATACCAGGAGTATCAGCAGTTAGACCCTGTTTTACCATAGAGGTAATCAAGTCTTTGCTGATATTTGGGTACTTGTTAGCAATCTTAGTAAAGTTATCAAACTTATCAGGTGTTAAAGAACCCAATTCCATAGAAACCATGCGGTTTCTTGTTTCTTGTACAGACGATTTAGAGTAAAGTTCCTTGTAAACATTTAATTTTTCTGCCATTAAATGCCCAATTCGTTATAGGCTTCTACGATTGCAATTAGTTGACTAGAGTTTGGATTTGCTGCAAGCAAAGCACGAGCCATAACGGAACCAGGATCAACAGCATCTACTGGTTCGGCCATACCTGTGTTATCTCCAGGGCCACCAGGGGCAGACTGAGATAATGGTACTTGTGTACCTGAGTATGAAGTTGCAGGAATAGCCTTAATTGGATTAACATATTCTTGTTGTCCAGTTACGCTGCTTGCTGTAGGTGCTGTAGCAGAACCCTGCGCTAATTCTTTATTAGTTTTACGTTCATTGTATGAACCACCAGATGCATTTTCAATTCTAGCACCGCGTTGTGCGCGCTGTGTGCGTTCTACAACGTTGCGATCTGTGCGAGATGAGCCTTTGCCAACACCTGATACTTTTTGTTGAAATGCCATGTATTAGTCCTCATCATCATCTTCATAGGGTTCATCGCCAATTTTTTCTAGCGGTTTAACTGGGAGTATCCACGATGGGAAAGACTCTTTATCTAGTATCATCCAATAAGCCATGTCACTTGAAAAACCTGCACGGCGTAAAGACTTGTACCACTCGTTCAAAGCAATCGCATAGGCGTCCATAGCAGAGTAAGTATCTAAGTCAATGACTTTCTTACGAGTTGCCATCATATTATCCCATCGTTGCTAGAATGCTTGCTAAATCCTGTGGTGGTGCTTGTTGTGGAGAGGCCCCACCAGAAGGTTGTCCAGGAGTGGCTGGGGACGGGGGCGCCTGCTCTACTGGGCCTTGTGTGCCTGGTGGAGCCGTCTCTGGCTGCATCGGTTGTTCAGGCTTTGGAGGCGTGAACACTGCCAAGGCAGCATCCTCTATGTTTTCCCCCTTGCGACGACGTTCAATAACGTCGGCAATATTACGGATTAGCGCAGATGGATCTTGTCCCTGTGCGACCATCGCAGGAATTGCTTGTGCAGTTGCTGTGATAGAGGCTGTAAGATTATCGCGCATTTTTTCGATTTCAATTCGTTGTTCTTCTAATGTTACGTTAACGCTCCATGGAAGTTCACGACGGATGAAGTCTTTCGATACTAGGTCTGCACCTAGTGCTTGAAGTGAGAATATTAGGGCGCGGGAAGGGTCTAATCCAGCCATCAAACCATATCGAACCTCTATTGAAGAGTCTCCATTGATGTCTTTGCTTGGCTTGTACTTTAACTCGTACGGCGTACCTTGCGCTGTTCCTCTAACACTCTTATCTTCATCGAATAGCATCTCATCTACTTCAAAGCACAACTTGAGAATGTCCTCGAACACCTCAGCAAGAATGGTTTGACCAGCCTTGATCTGAGAGTCGAAAGCACCAAGTAGTGCCTGGACACCTTGACCAGTAATAATACTGGCATCAATGTTTCCAGTTCTACCCTCAGGATATCGAGCACCAAGTCGTAATTCAGATTGGAGTGCTGATTGCTCCTGAAAAGTAGCAGCGGGAATGTCAAGTTTGACACGCCCGACACCTTGTGGTTGGGATGTGCGAATAATCGCATCAGGCCCCATAGGCAAATCAATTACATCGTTAGGTACAACGAATGGTGCTTGGATAGACTTTTCAGCCGCTTCCATAGCAAGGTTTGCAAAACGAGCACGAGCCATCTGTACATAGATAACATCGTCAAATTGTCCGCGAGACTCATCATCAATTCCAGGACGACGTGCAATACGCACAGTCATCTTACCCAATGGGTTCTTGATGCGGCTCAAAACTAAGTTACTGCGTGAAGGTACATATAGGACAGTCTGATCTTTGTCCATGTACTTAATAAGTTCAACATCCATGTTGTTATCTCGGTCATAACCTAGACGACCAAGAAGCGCAGGAGCGTGTTCTGGGAACTCGTTAGCAAGTTCATGTACAGTTTTCATGTAACGCTTGGCGTATGCTACGCATCGTCCAAAGCGATCAT